ACAGGGCGCTTTCAGTTATAGTCATCAGAGGGACTTAGTTGTACTTAGCAGATCGAGCTCGCTCCACGCGCATCCCACGTCCCGATGTTAAACAGGGCTCCCCCTGTGGACGTGGCCTTGGATCGTTCGTTTTTGCCTTTGTTCTTGCACTTGCGTAGGGCTTCCCGTTGGGCATTGATCGCCCTCTCCTCGCGGGCCGCGGCATCCTGATTACGAGCAACTTTCTCAAACTGCTCGTTGATCATGCGCGTAGTAGCAGCAGTGATCTCAGACATGCGGCGATCCAGCTCTTCGCTCATGGCGAGGATGGTGGCGTCGGGGTGGACAGGTGCTTCCTCCACATCAACGGGGACGACAGCAGACGGTTCAAAGGGGTCCACTGCGGCTTTAACTTTATCTTGGCGCTCATTAGGAATCAAAACGGGGGCCCCCATCAATAACTCATCAAACGAATTGAGTTTGTTGAGCCAGGTGGTGTAACGTTTCGAAGAAACCCCGGTGTACCGTTCCCAGAATTCGTCGGCTCGGTCATCAAAAGGCCAACCCCCAGAAGCGACCACTTGTTCAGCCATCCAGCTGACGTCGTAGTTTTTCCTGGGAATCAGACCAGTGAGTCGGGTAGCCGTTCGGTACAGATTCCGATAAAGGGTCACCCCCTTATCGAGCTCCATCAGCCCTTTCAATTTATCAACGCAAGCCTGCTCTACGGGGTAGGTAGGAGGGGCAATACTAATATGGATTTTACGCATCAACCTGACAGGATCCTGGACTGAAGCGAGCCCACCCACCCACGCATCATAAAAGAAACGGGATAGAAAGGGCACTGGCTCATGTTCAGAAATCATCTCGGCCTTGATCACATAGCCCAACTGTCTGCCGGCCTCTTCAACTGATGTCGCACTGTTGTTGGAGACCGAATCATCACCCACATACGCACCCAGATTATTGTAGGCTGTCTCGGGGTCAATGCCCTCGAGGCGGTATGCGTAGTAGCTGATGAAGGCATTAGTGATGGTATTATCGATAGTAGTGGTGCAGGAACCTGATAACTGACTGGCGCCGACGGAGTACGCATCTCCTTCGGCTGTGTGTGCGGTGGCGCTGGCCTCATCCAATCTGAGTTGTTTGAGCTCCTCTTCAGAAGCACCGAACAACCTTGCGTATATGGTGGTAGTTAGATGAGCTATAAGGTACGGGTTCTTTCCAGCGTCCATTTTACTAACATCTGCGCAACACACTTCACGGACGCCCTGATTTCGACGGGCTCTTCCTACGACCTCACAGACACGTTTAGCAGTGTCTTGAGGATTCTTCCCAGCAGTATACCAGTGTGTGGACATTTTAAGATATTCTGCAGCAGCCAACATGTAACGACCAAGTCCAAGGTTGAACGTGACTTCACACGTTGAGATATTACGAACCGGTCCGCCGTTAGCGACAGGCTCAACCTTGATCATGGCAGCCACCTTGAGGGGTTTCACAATACGCCACCACCACTTCTCCCGCTCATTCCGGATCTTTTGCAGAGGTCGCTGTTGTGAAGCAACGACTTGCTCAAGGCTCCACGGTTCAATAGCAACGAGGCCAGGAGCCACAAACTCCACGAACTCGGAACACCATGCCAGGATCTGGGGTAGGTGCTCTTCCTTCATAGTATTGCGGAACAGGTCAAGTCGATAATGGACAGCGGCCAAAGAGGATTGTCTCCCCTTCACCGGCATGGCATCAGGGTTTTCAGCAAAATCAGGGAGAATACGACGACCAGTGGTCTTCCAATCCGAGGTGATATTATCTCGGACGTCACCCACAAACTGCAATGCTGTCCGCAGAGCCATTTGGGGGTACAATCGTCGTCGCTGCTGCGAGCTATTCCAATAGTCTGCCACCGTCGATTGAACGAGTGTTACCTCGTCCTTCTTGGCAGTGGGATGGAATCTGGTATAAATCGTACCGACGGAGTAGGGGGTCGTTTCCTTCCCACTAGCACCGATGGCACTCATTATAGTCTCCCAAGTTTTACTTTCCAAAGTGGCGGTGGTGTTGCTACCAATGGCAG